TCGGTTATGGCCTTAACCAGAAAACGTCCGTACTGGCCTGATTTCTCTGGTCTCCAATCGCCAATGCCGAGTCGGTTTCCGGCAATGTGGAGCCACCGCTCAATCATGTCCTTGTCAACCAGTTCGGGATCGGTCTCCAGCGTAAAGGTGCATGTCCACGGAGTGTCAAACTTGGCACGGGTGCGCAGTATCCTGCTCCGCTGAACCACGACGGCCGCCGTAAAGATGGCCGACCTACTGACTTCCTCAACCGTCTTTCCGTATCGTTTGGTATCCCAGTTGAACACCGATTTTATGACGACCAGTCCTTCCCTGACTAGCGGTCCCTGTTTCAGTTTTCTTGCGCCTGCTTCAATGCCTGCCCGGATGACTCTTTCCGGGATCGTGATCTCTCCCTTCTCGTTGAGCCAAAGCGATTTTTGACACTCAAGTTCGCACAGTCGCTGATCGTCAATCTCGGTTCTGTTCGTTCCGCGTTTCTTTGCGATCTCCGCGATTTCAATGGCAATCGGTGAACGGGTGTCGAGTCCGGCATTGCCGCAATGGTGAATGATGGGGCTTTGCCCCTCGATGGTAATTTGGTACTGCATTTTCTGATAATCCTCTTGAAAATTGATACAAACTGAAAAACACTTCCGCCGGTTCTTTCAAACCGGCGCAGGTGCGTAGCCAGTGAATGACAAGGCCCGCAAAGAGGAATCAGGTCATGCTCGGTAACGCAGTCTCCGCATGGATACTCCATCGCCCAGTGATGCGTGTCCGCAGCCGGGCGGCATCCGCAAAACGAGCAGACGCCGCCGGTTCTTGCAAACACGGTATTTCTGAGCGATGGGTATTTCCCTGCATACGGATCAACCGGATTGGCAGACCTGCAACGAGGGCATGGGATTCTGTTATACTTTTGCATGAGTGGTTGCCTCCTTGTCAGGCATTTATCCGGAACACCGCCCATCGGTGTTCTGGAACATTCAACCTGAATAATACCATGCCGTATTTTTTTGTCAATATTTTTTTACAATAATTAAATAGGGAAAATGCCCGCAGCCTCAGTCAGAATCGGCTCAGCCCACGTTACGGTTAGTGCTGACACAGTTGCCTACAGGAGAGGAATGCAGGGACTGATAGCCGCCAACCAGCGGGCCATTACCAGTTTTGACGCCACCGGAAGGCAGCTCCAGCGCAATGCGGTATTCTTCAGCCAGTTTGCCCAGTCCATCCGCGGATCACTGATTGCGACGGCCGCCTATGCCGCCGGTATCGGCACCGTCTCTGCCGGACTTCGAGGCGTAACGACCAACTTTCTGGACTTCGACCAGGGACTGATCCGCATATCCAAGACCACCGGCCTTGCCGGGCAGGAGATTGCCGATCTTGGTGAACGACTTATCGACATCAACACCCGTGCCGAAGGTACGGCAAGGGCAATCGACATATCGAGGGAGTCCATTCTCGACATTGCGGTGGCCGCCGGTCAGGCCGGTCTTGCCGACGTCCGTTCAATCGACACCCTCGCGCGTGCGGTTGCCGCCCTTGAATCATCGTCGAACCTCGTTGGCGAGCAGGCCGTCAGGGCCCTCATCCGCTACCAGAACGTTACCGGGCAGAATATCGACGTCACCGACGCCTTTGCCTCGGCCCTTACCAATCTCGGCAACAACACCGTAGCCACCGAAGCGGAACTGGCCCGGTTCGCCACCCGCATCGGCCAGAACATTGCGGGTATTGCACAGTCCACGAACCAGTTGAACCTGGGTCTTGGAGCGAGCCTCATCGAGGCGGGCGTCGAACTGGAAGTTGCGGGAAGTTCGCTCCAGAGAACCTTTGCGCAGTTGCAGGCATCCGTACCGGATACGGCCTTCTTTGACCAGCTGGCCACCCGATCGGGAGAGGCCGCCGAAAGTTTCGAGCAGCTTAGGCAGCGCATGGTGGCGGGAACTGCCACTGCCGAAGACTACGACCGGGTATTTCTGGCATTCCTGCGCACCATCCGTTCACTTCCCGAGGTAGGGACTGACGAAACCCCGTCGAGAAGAAGTTTCATCAACTCGGTCATTGGAGGTGGCGAGGCCAATGTAAGAAACGTGAGGGTGCTGGCCACGCTGGTCAGCAACTACGACAATCTCGAACGCAACATCGAACTTGCCAACGAGGGGCTGGTAGACCAGACATTCCATTTCCAGGAGGCGGCCGCCGCTTCGGAAGCCTACCGTGCCCGGCTTCAGGTAGTGGGGCGTCAACTGGCTGAACTCGGGGTGGACGTCGGACAGCAGATTGTTCCGGCTCTGGTCAGTCTTGCGGAAAACTGGGAACGCGTCGGGACGGCCCTGTTGGGCACCGGTGCCGGACTGCTTGGACAGCGGGGAATTGGAGCAATCACGGCGCAGGCGCAGACGCTCAGGGAAGAGACGAGGCTTGCCAATGCCGGTCTTGCAATTCAGAGAGATCGAGTATCCGAAGCTCAGCGAAGGCTGACGGACTACAATGCATCGCGTATTCACTACATAGAAAGCCTGAGACGCGAAGGACTGCTTCAGACGCGTCTTTCGGATGTAACGGCCCAGGCCAATGTGCAGCGCGAACGGCAGGCAAGGCAGGAAAGCCGTCTTGCAGTTGTTCAATCAAGAAGGGACAGTCCACAGCAGGCGCGCCGCCAGCAGCAGGTGACCACGCAGCTCAGAAGGGAAACCACCAGACTGAACCGGCTCAATGCCGAGGCCGTGAACGTCGAGGAACAGCTGAAAAGGGCAACACAGCGGAGAAGCGACGCCCTTGAGGCCTATTCCGGCGTACAGGCAAGGGCGGGCAATGACCAGCGACGCATCAACGTCGCTATCCAGCGCGAGGAAAGGCTGACGAATGAACTGAATCAGCAGAAAGAAAGACTGAATCAGCAGACGGCCATTGCCACGCGCAACAACAACGCCCTTGCGCGTACCGGCAGGGCGGTCGCTTCCGGTCTGGCCGCCATCGGGCGAACCATCGTTCCCATTGCCATCGGCATTGGTGTATTCGAGGGTTTGTTCTTCATCCTCAGAAGACTGCGCGGAGCGGCTGATGAAGCAGCTGAAAACTTCGAGCGTCTGTCGACGGATGTGGACAACTTCATTCAGCAGTCCTCTTCGGGAGCGCAGACGCAGGCCGGGGCGCTGCTGAGTGCCCTGAACAATGAAATAGAACGACTGAACGGTGAAATAGCCGAACTGGAAACAAGGCGTGAATCCGCCGGTGGATTTGCGGCGAGATCGCAGCAGACGTCCATTGATTCATCGATTGAAGACCGCATCCGCCAGCAGGAACTGCTGCGCGAACAGATCAGGAGAGTCGAGGAAGCGCAGGAAAGCTCGGGCGAGCGGGCGGTTGAAGCATCAAGGAGGACGACTGCCAGTTTCCGTGAAGTGGCGCGTTCCACGCTGGATGCCGTCTTTGCCGCCGAGCAGTTTGAACTGCAGCAGTCGAGGACGCTGGAAGATGCAAGGGCGGAGGCGAGACTGAGACAGCGTACCGCCTCCTTCAGTCCGTTGCAGACGGGCATTGCCGAGCGCGTTCAGGAGCAGCAGCTGCAACGGGATCGTGCCCTCCAGGATGCGCAGATCGAGCAGTTCCGCAACGAACGGCGGATTGAGGATGCGCAGCGCCGGGTCAACGAGGCCATCCGCATCCGCGACCGGCTGGAAACCAATTCCGAGGCCAGAAGGCTGGCCGACCGGTCCGTGGAGCGACTGGAAAACGAATTGCAGGGCTATCGGGACATTACCGGACAGCTCGACCTTCAGGCACGCCTGCTGAGGAACATTGCCGAATCCGGTCCCGACATCGATGAAATAGAAGAGACTGCAAGACTGGAAAGGCAGGCGGCCATCGCCGCCGCCCGCAACCAGCAGATCACCGCTCCGCCCGTTGAAGCCGGAGAGCAGGTTCGCCGTGCCGAAGAAGCGGTGCGGGCCGAAAACGAGAGACTGGATTCCATCCGGCGCAACGTGCGCCAGGAAATCGAACTGCGCAGGCAGGCAACCGACCAGGACGAGGCCGGGCTGAGGGCCCGCTTCGAGGTGCAGAACCGCTATTCCGATCTTGTGGTCGAAGCCCTGCGGCGCGAAGCAGCCGAAAGGGCGATACTGGCGCAGGCATCGGAAGACCTGGCCGCCGTGCAGGCTGAAATAGTCACTGCTTCGGATGCCGACGTCGATTCCCTCGTGCGACGCGAAGTCTCGCTGAGGAACCTGATTGCGGCGCAGCAGTCGAGCGTGGCGGAATCGCAGGCGTATTCAGCAGCTCTTGCCGACCAGTCGGGAGCCATTGAAGCGGCGGCTGCCTCGGCGCAGTTTCTGGCCGCCCAGACCGAACGAAATCCGCTCCAGAGTCTGGTCGCCGATGCCGAAAGGCTGACGACGGCCCTTCAGGACGTTGCGGCCAGGGGATTCAATTCCCTGACCGACACGCTGGTTGAACTGGTCAGGACGGGCCGGGCGTCGTTTTCCGATCTGGCTAACTCGATCATTGCCGACCTGCTTCGGGTACTGATAAGGGCGCAGGTGGTACTGCCCCTGATCCAGTCCCTGTCGGGCATATTCCCCGGCTTTTTCGGCGGGGGATTTGGTGCCCCGGCATTTGCTTTTGGCCCCAGTTTCCACAGCGGGGGCATTGCCCCATACGCCCCGCAGCGGCAGCGTTCGCCGGGGTTGAGATCGGACGAGATACTGGCCCGGTTGCAGAAGGGTGAGATCGTGCTTCCGAGGTGGCTTTCACGCCAGGTTCAGGCCGGAGACTACCGGATGCTCGAAGCGTGGATAAGGCGGCTGCCGAAGTTTCACGAGGGCGGGGTGGCCGGAAGAGGGAGCAGCGGCAGTGGCGGCAGCGGTGGCGGCACCATCCGCGTCAACTGGGAGAATCGAGGACGGCGCGAACAGGAAGTGGTAACGGCAACGGCGCAGCAGTCGGGACGCGATACCGTCATAAACATCATAAGCGACGACATTCGTCACGGGGGGCGCGTCGTCGGCGCGCTCCGATCAAGAAACATAACCATTTGACATGAGGATTGAATCATGGGATTAAAGGCTGCCGGTGCCGACCGGCTTTTCAACGGCGGATTCCTGAACGGCAACCACTGGGCCGGACTGATCTACGACAACAGCGGAACCAAGACCGAAATCAGCGGCAATTCCTATGCCAGGGTAGCCCTGACGCTGGCCAGCTGGCAGCGCGACGGCAATACCCGAAGGTACGAGACCAACGGGGACATCATCTTCCCGGCTCCGACACCGCAGGCTTGGCCAGCGATTACGGACATCGGCCTGTGGTCCCAGGCAACGGGCGGCAATCCGTTTGCCACCGTTGACATTACCGATACGGCCGCACCCCAGATCGGTGCCCAGGTCCGGTGGGTGGATGAAATGGTCAAGTGGGGTGTGGACATGGGAGGCATCACGGCCGCCGGTTCGGTTGCCATGCTGACTGAGGGACTGGTAGGCGGCACGAGGGCCGTCAGTTTCCATTCGGCCGCGCCAAGCAGCACCAACCGGCTAGGCAATTCGGTTTCCGTGACCAGTGCAGACTTTACTACCGACAGTCCGACCAACGAGCGGAGGCTTCGGAACAATGCCCGAATTGCAACCAACGTCCTGACTTCGGATGTCGCCACGCCAACCCATGTTGCCCTGAGAAACGGAACGGCTGCCGATGCGACCATTCTGTGGACGGCTACTGCCGGAGGAAGCCCGACCGACCCTGAAATTGGAGATTTGCTGACTATTGCCGTCAATGCCATGATCTTTACATTCGGTGTGGATTCAGCCGCGATATAGGCAAAAGTCCTGTAACTTCGGCTATCCTGTCTGACGGGAGGATTGAGTCATGGCCCGCGTACAGATAGACTCCAGCCGGAACGTTACTTTTTCGGGGTTCAACTCAACCCCTCAGTATCGGGATTCTTTTTCAGGGACGGATGGATCGTACACTTCGTGGACGGATGTCCCCGACCCGAACAACTTCCGAACGCAACGGTTCGTCTGGTATCAGTTTCGTGATGGAGCGGATGGCACGCCCTTTCCCGATCCGGGCTACCGGGAGCAGAACCTTGGAGGTGATTTCAGGGACATTGTTCGGATCGACGTTGACGCCACCGAAGACTATGATCTTTCTTCTTTGGTTTCGGTAGCAACGCAGCAACTCGTTGATGTTCCAGCCGTTGCCGAAGACTTCGACCTGTCTTCATCCGTATCCGTCACCACTTTCTCGCCACCCGGCGTCGACGTTGATGCCACTGCCGACTACGACATCTCGTCTTCGGTTTCCGTCAGCGTTACCGAGCCGGGAAGCATCGACATCGGTGTAACGGAAGACCATGATCTTTCATCTTCCGTAGCCGTCACTACCACTCCGCCCCCCGGCGTCGACGTCGATGCCACCGCAGACTTCGACCTGTCTTCATCCGTATCCGTTACCACTGCCGGAGGACCGAGGGTTTTCTGGCAATACGATCTGCCTATTGAATGGTACGAGGTGTTCAGTTTCGGTTTCAGGTGGCACGTGCCCGATGAAACGCCGAACCTGCGCCCCAGAATTACCGACGGACTGACGCCGGGCGGTGCCAACGCAAGGTATTTCGAGAACCTGACGCTCCGGCGTGACCGTCTTGGATGGGTGCTCAACCTTGCTCCCGACAATACCTCTCCGTTCACGCAGGCGGACAATGCGCACCTGTCCGACGTATTCGAGGAAAGAGGCGTCCTGATACTCAAGGCCGGTGGCGCAACACTGAGAACGGAACTACAGGGCCGGGATACCGACGAACCCTACCGGGTGGATTTCCCCGGCACCGGTGGAGACCCGCTCGTCCCTTCCAGCGATGAAGGCCGGGCGTACCGGGACTTCATTTCCCGTCTTCTAACGACTGACGGCAGTACGGGGGGTACGCTGTTTCTCTGGAACGGTCTGGGTGAAGACCCGTCTGCCGTACCCGACATTGTGGCCAATGCCGAATACGAACTGGAGTCGTCCGTATCGGTTGCCGTGCTGAAAAGCCCTTCAAGCATCGATGCCGCCACCGACTACACCCTGTCTGCATCGGTTTCGGTTGGCGTTGAAGCGGCCCCGGTCGAACTGCCCATTGACATTGAACTGACCAGGCAGGCCACCATTTCAACGGATTTTTCAACGGTATGGATAGGGACGGTACTGGATCGCTACATCATCGGATCGTCGCAGTCCAGACTGATGCAGCTGACCTATACGGATGTATTGGGAAACAGAAACCTGAGAATCGACGTCGGCGTGACCATTGACTCCGACGGCATTCCACAGGTAGGCAGCACTCGATATGACCTGATTGGCACGCTTGAAGAAGCGGCACTTGTTTTCCTGAGTTCCGACGAGGCCCACTCGACCGAAGGCGCTTCCGACTTCATCATTGCCGATACGGATACAACGGAGCCCTACGAGTTTCGGGTTCCGCCTGCCCCGATGCTTTCCAGCGACATCCTTTCCGGAGACGTCATTCTCCGGTTTGAAGACCCGTTTGTAAAGGTTGAGGGAGACTTCGATTTCGACCTGACTTCTTCCGTAGCCGTCGTTACTGCAAAGGGTGCCAACATTGCCGAGGATACGGACTTTGATTTGACGGCTTCCGCAACTGTTGAAATCGTGCCTAACGTGGACATAACGGCGACGGCGGAATTCACCCTGCAATCCAGCGTCACGCTTGCAACGGCTGAGGCCGTGGACATCAGCGTTACCGAAGACTACGTTTTCGTTCCGCTTTCCATTTCCGAAGCCAGTCCGACGGTTGTAGTCGAGTCAAATGAGCGCGAAGACATTGACATTGCTCCGGCAGGAGAGGATACCTCGGTAGATCAAGATTTTACTGATTTTCTGTTTGAGTCTTCCGTTACCGTCATTACCACGAAAGAAGTAACCATGTCCGGAATGCTGGATGTGGAACTGGATTCATCTGTTGCTGTTTTCACCTTCAACGAACTTCGGCCACCGATAGCGATAGCAGGGCGGGACGAATACATTCCTTCATCGGAAGTTTCCGTAACCATCGAAGCCAACGCCCGCGTTCCCATTGACGTTGGCATTTCCGAAGACATTGACCTTGATGCATCAGCCACCGTCGTCGTTTCAAAGGGCGCCAACATCGAACGGGACATCGATCTTGACCTGACTGCCGAAGCGACCGTCGTCACTGCAAAGGGAGCCAACATCGAAATTGATGAAGACATTCCCTTTTCTGCTTCGGCACTGGTTGCAGTGGATTCAAGCCTGCGTCCTCCGGTAAACATACGCCCTCGGACGCAGTTCTATTCACTGGGTTCTTTGCCAGTTGCCGTCATTACTACGAAAGGTGTTTCCATTGGTCCGGGAAGAACGTTTTACTCGCTTTCTTCATCCGTTACCGTTGTTGTTGCCACGCCGGAGCCGCTTGATCCTTCTCAAATTTCAGATTACGCATCAGCAGAAAAAAGAGGGTTAGCCAGAAATTCAGATGTTTATGCACTGGTTATAAGCCATCCTGACATTGATGATGACATTCGCATAGTGGCTGACAGTCAGGACATGACCATTGATGCAGAAACCTACACGGCCCTGGCGTTCAGGGCCGTACCTCCATCATTCAAGGAAGGTGAAGTGCCAAGAGCCGCTCTTGAAATCGACAATGTTGGCAAGACCCTGATGGAATGGATTGAAAGAACAGGAGGAGGTCGGGGGGCAAAAATGATTGTCAGGCAGGTTGTCAGAGACCCAAGTATAAAAAGTCTTGGCTACGTCGTGTGGGAAATGCCCGCTCTGCCCGTTGGCGTGGCTCAAATAACGAATGAAAGCGTTCAGGTAACGCTGGCTTACCGCACTGGAAGGTCAAGACCGGGTATAAAATGGAGACACGACCCTGCAACCAGTCCGGGACTTTACTGATGAGCCACTGGACTGAAAAATGGATTGGCCTGCCCTGGTCAAGGGACTGGGACTGCGCCGGTCTGGTAAGGGATGTGCAGCAGGATCGTTTCGGGCGTTCCCTTGAGTTGCCGATTGGACTGGACTGGAAAAAAATGAACCAGAAGGATGTGATTGATATTTCCCGATCCTATGCCGTGCCGATTTCAAACCCGGAAGAAGGCGATGGCGTGCTCATGAAGATACAGGGGCGCCGTCATGATCTCGGCAGTCACATTGGGGTGTACTGCAATGTTGACGGAAATGGGTGGATACTGCACAATGTAGAACGAATCGGGGTGCTGTTCACTCCGCTTGGACAGCTCAAGACGCTTTGTCTTGAGGCAACCGGATACTACCGATGGACATGAGGGTAAGAGACGCACCGGTCATTGACCTGCTTCCGCATCCGATTACGACGGAAGGAAGAAAGGTGGTCATGGCCGATCCGGGCATGACCATTCGGGATGTCATGGACCGGCACATGTCCTACGGCATGGATGCCATCGTGATTCACAATGGCATTAGGGTTGAACGCGAGCGTTGGGACGTCATTCGCCTCCGTGAAGGAGACATACTGAATGCCAGAGTCATTCCGCACGGTGGCGGCGATGGCGGATCAAACCCCCTTGCAGTCATTCTTTCCATTGCCGTAATCGTCGGGGCCCCGTTTCTGGCCGGAGCACTTGCCGGTCCGCTTGGCATTACCGGGGCAGCCGGTGTCGGCCTGCTCACAGCAGGCATCCAGCTGGCCGGACTGCTTATCGTCAATTCCCTTTTTCCTCCCCGACTTCCGGAATTGCCGAATGCGGCAGGGGCAGGTCAGGCTCCGCCCCAGTATTCACTTTCAGGTGGCGCAAACAGGGCAAGACCGGGGCAGTCACTGTCCCTATTGTTCGGCGCCCACAGAATATTTCCTGACCTCGCTTCTCAGGAATATACGGAATACGACGACAATTCCGACCAGTTCCTGAACCAGATTTTCGAGTTTCCCATAGGGGAACTTTCCATCGGTTCGTTAAGGCTTGCTGAAACGCTTCTTTCTTCATACGAATCCGTAGAAACCAACAGTTCCAGTCCATCAATGCTCGTGTCGGGAAACGTGGACACGATACAGGGCGGTGATTTTGGAGTTGTTTCAGGAGAAACATCGGAATTTACAAGAACGACTGCCGATAAAACCACATTCATAGCCGTTGATCTTGTGTCCATGCATTTTGAAGCAGAAGATGATGGCTCTCTTGCGGGCATGGAAAATGAGTTCAACATAGACTACAGAATATCTGGCGGGGCATGGCGAAATCTTGTAAACCCAACCATTGCATCACCGGATGGCCCTGATTCCCGAAACGCAGTCAGGAGAAGCTACAAGTCTTCAAGACTGCCGGAAGGCGTTTATGATGTTCGCGTCCGGTTTCTGAGTCAACGATCCGGAGACGAAGACACAACGAGAATCACCCAAAGAGCGTCGGTTGTCGGAATCAGGGCATTTCAGGATGACAAGGCTGATTTCACGGGAAGAAATCCACTGGCAATAAGAGTCAAGGCAACAGGACAGCTTTACGGAAGAATAGACAGGCTGAATGCAGACTGCAACATGCTGATTTCAGACTGGAATGGGTCGGACTGGAACAGTTTAAGGGCAACATCAAATCCCGCATCAATTCTCCTGTGGTGGTTCCGGGGGTATTTCGTCGGCGGTATTTTGAGGGCCGGTTTCGGGCTTTCCGAATTGGAAATAGATTTTGAATCTCTTCAGGGATGGCACGCATTTTGCGAATCTGAAAACCTGGAATGCAATGTTCAGATTCTTGATGACCGGCACGAAGACGATATTGCCATGCTGATTGCCCAGTGTGGATGGGCCCGCGTAGACATATCAACAGGGAAATACGGGGTTATATGGGAAAACGCAAATTCTCCCGCTACCGCAGTGATTACACCGGCCAACGTCATAACGGGAAGTCTGTCCATTGTCTACGACAATGAAAATCTCGCCGACGAGATTATCGTTACATATCTCGACAGGGATTCCGACTGGCAGCAGAACACGCTGCGAAGGCGCGTTCCCATTTCATTTACCGAAACTCCCGACAATACTGAATCCGGTGAATTTCCGGTAACCGTCAATCTTGAAGGCGTTACTTCCGGTGAACAGGCCGCAAAGGAATGCAACCGCATGGCGGCGGCCCAGTTCTATCACCAGAGACAGGTGTCATGGGAAATGGGAGATGAAGGGAAGGTTGTTTCCGTTGGAAATGTCGTTATCGTGTCTCACGGACTTGTCGGGTCAGGTCAGGGTGGCAGACTGCTTGGCATTTCTCAAGACCGCAGAACAGTCCGGCTTCCATTCAATGTAGACGACGATTCAGGCAGTGCATGGATATGGGAACTGGATGACAGTGTAACCAGATATGAATGGACCAGAACCAGTGCCAGAGAGATTAGACTTGATGCCGCAATACCGCAAATCGACATATTTTCCGAAAACGTAGAGAATGTTGAGGAACATCCATCCAGCTACCGCATTCACCTTTTTTCAGCTTCGGGCCCCTCATCGAAATTTCGTGTAACGGATACAGAGGCAACAGGACCGCACAGAGTAAAGATAACTGCAAGGGATGAAGTTGACGAATACTATGCATTCAGGACTTCCGACCTGAATTCAGCCCTGATTCCGACTGGCGGTCCGGTCAGACCGAGACCCAATGGATTCGTCGTTTCCGTAACGGACTTTGGCACAAGATACTTTTCATGGAGTGAGCCTGACGTCAAGCCGGTGGGTTATGAAATCAGGTATGGGGCTACAAGGGACTGGTCTTTAATGCTGCCCATTCATGAAGGGCTTCTTCCGGGAAGTCCTTATGAAGCAGAAGACAGACCCCCTGAAGGAGACTGGATTTTCGGTATTGTTGCCGTTTACGAGGATGGTCTCAGGTCTTCTCCGGTTTATGCAAGGGCAAACCTGAGAAGTCCGGGAAGAGTTACCCGTTTTCGGGAAATTGAAATCTACCGGGTTCTTTCCGTTACAGCCGACAGACCGGAAAGGCCTGCGGCAGAAGGCAGTTATGATTTTGAAACCAACGTACTCACGCCGCCTGAAAACTGGCTGGCAGGCCCCGAGTTTCCGTCATTTACAGCAACTCAAGTCGTGTACGCATGTACCACTACCGCAGATTCTTCAAATGGACTGATATGGAGAGCCGATGCAGACGACTGGATAGGCCCCTACGTTGTTGGAGACAGCGATGACCTGAACATCATATACAGGAGAAGCGATTCACTGCCGCTTACGCCCGTGCCAAGCGCAGAAATACCGGCTGGCTGGCATGACCGCATTTCACAGGTTCCGGGAGGTCAGGGGCTGATATACATCAGCATTGGAAGAAGGGAAAGGGGAAGCAAGATATACACGTGGCAGCAGCCAACTCAGCTTGAAGGCCAGGACGGAACGGTTCGGGAATTCATATTTACCCTTAGCGACAACATAGACCTTCCTGAAAGCAGATGGCCGGACAACGCGTGGACGTACAACAATCCGGGAACAAGAGGCGGGCAGACATGGGCCAGAAGTGCCTTGAGCGTTACCGAAGACCTGCGGTATCTCTACCAGACGTCGAGAATTGTTCCCGCCACCGTTTCAGATGGAGACGAAGTGTCTTCGGTATGGCTGAATCCCGTAGTAGTCGGTGTTTTCGGTCCTGATGGAATACAGGGAATTGACGGCGTAGACGGAGAGGGAATTGAATACGTCTTTGCAAGAACGGCCAGAATTGTTTCTGCAATACCCGCCAATCAGCTTCCGTCAAACAACTGGGCTTACGACAGTCCGCAAAGAGTAGGTGGTCTAACGTGGACGGATGGAGGACAAACGGTTACGGCGGACATTCCACTACTGTGGCGTTCCGAAAGAAGAGTGCCGGGAAGTCCTGCCAAGGGAACTGCCAAAGAGGAAACCTGGGGAGACTGGAGCATCCCCGTCATTGTTTCAACCTATGGACCTGATGGGGCTGATGGAACAGACGGCAACGGCGTTGAATACGTTTTTGCAAGAACGGCTGATCCGACCGTATCGGCTAGCCAGAGACCGTCAAACACATGGGCTTATGACCAACCGGGAACTTCAGGCGGACTGACGTGGACTGATGGGGCGCCTGCACTTTCAGAATCCCTGCAATATCTCTGGCGGTCGGAAAGGCGGGTGCCGGGAAGTCCGGCCGCCGGCACTGCAAGAGGTGAGAACTGGGGCAACTGGAGAATGCCCGTCATTGTCGGTAGGTATGCAACTGACGGCCTTCCCGGTCAGGAAGGTGAGGAAGGTCCGGAAGGTCCGGCTGGGGGAGATGGGGATGATGGCCAAGGCATAGAATTCATATTCTCGAAAACAACGGGTGCAACGCCTTCCAGTCCATCAAACCTGTGGGGGTTTGACCAGCCCGTTTCACCGTGGTTCGATGCGGCACCCAACCTTGATGCGGGAGATGTCCTGTGGATGTCTCAAAGAAGAACTCAAGGCGTTCCGGAAGTTGGTGATGCTGTTTCCGATTCATGGAGTTCGCCCAGAAGAATATCCAGGGCGGGAGCAGACGGAAAAGACGCTGACCCGGCAGACCAGCGCGGAGCGTCCATATTCAGGCTTAGACTGAATGCGACGCAAACCACTATATGGAACAACTCGAACATCAACGCGGGTTCTACGATCACCAACGCCACGATCAACGGACTTCTCAACGCCATTGCATCGGAAGGCGGCGGACCGTTGAACAACGACTGGGTTCAGGTTACGGGAACTGCGGATTTTGGAAATCCGGTATGGGTCACCTACGATGAAGACAATACGAGGTGGGTTGCTTCAAACTATGATTTTCTGGCCGTTCCCAGCATTCAGGCAATCGACATTTCGGCCATAACCGGAGATTTCGGAGACATCAAGGTAACGGGCACACTGGCGGCAAAGCACATAGATGCAAATGTTTTCAATGTAAAAAGCATATACAGAAACACTGCCAGCGATGACATAACATTGTCCGAAAGCATGGACAATTTTGACTTGATAATGATGTTTGGAACAAACACCAACGGTTCGCTGGTAAACGGCATTGTCAATCCAAGAAGAATCCCGTCAAACGGCCATCAGGACTTTTTTAGCCTAAGCGGGAAAGACGCCTTTTATCGAGGACGGGTTGGAAGAAGAGGAAGCACAAGACTTGTTTTTTCCCAATTCAATTCAGACTGGGGCTGGGGCAATCCCCAAATTGACACGGTATATGGAATAAGCAGTCCGGCAGGAAGAGGAGCGGTTGGAAGTCCCAACAGGACAACGACGCCATCAGGTCAGCCACTGCCCGAATTCTATCCCGTATCGCTGGTATCAAGAACTTCAAACTCCATAACCGTCAGCGTAAACCGAACGCCAACGCCGCCAACGCCTCCAACGCCTCCAACGCCTCCAACGCCGCAGAGGGGAGTATGACATGCCTACCGTCTATGCCTACATTTCAACCAATTCGACGGTCAGCGGAGCGGACACGGAAGTTGTTGACCAGTCTGGAAATATTGTCTTTACCGGTCTTGATCCGGAAACGGACTACTGGATTGGAGTGTCTTCACGCCGTCTGGTTGACCAAAATGATACAGTCCCTTCGGGAAGGGTTTTGAGAACATCAACGCTTGCACTTCCAACACCATCGACGCCAACACCATCGACGCCAACACCATCGACGCCAACACCATCGACGCCATCAAACAACTACGGCACCCCGGTTTTGTCAAGTTCGACATACAACAGCATAACCCTGTCTCTGCCGGCAGGAGGGCCGTGGTGGGTATACCTGTCACTAAACTCATCAATAACCAATGCAGACAATGTTACAAGGGGCCAGCTTTCGGGAACCGCGACCCTGCGGCAATCAGGTGGCTGGCCGATAACTCCCGGAAGCACTGTATGGATCGGACTTGCAAAAAACAAACTGACGGCAGGCGAGACAATCCCTTCTTCCAACAGGCTACAGGTACGCGTTCCCACCCAGCAGTCAAGCCGTCAACGCACGTTCTACCGCAGGGGAACCAGTGCGCCGTCCAGACCAACAAGCAACGCGTTCAGTGCCTATTCTTCGCTTTCAGGATGGTCAACAACCAATCCTGGAGCTACTGCAACCCAGGATGTTTATTCGGTGACGTTAACGCAGACGTTCAGCAGCGGTACACAAAACAGCAGCACGTTTACGGGAAATACATGGGGTAGCGTTTTGCTGGTGGACAATAGAACGGGAGTAACAGTACCCCGCCTAACCGGGGTTTTTCTTGGAAGCAATGGATTTGTAATTTCAACAAACACGACAGATAACTACTATGCCACGTTTCAGTACGATGACAATTCATCATTTTCTTCTCCAGTAACGGTTTACGACACGACTCTGGGCCAAAGCCATCAGACTTCATTAGTACCCCAATCAGCCAGAACAGGAACGGTATACGTCAGGGGAAGGCTTACCACTGCGGCAAGAGATGGCGGTACACGGGGTCCGTGGTCAGCAACGGCAAGTAGGACTTTCACCGCAACGCCAACGCCATCCACTTCTGTTCCCGCCACGCCGGAAAGGCCAAGGCTGACCGCTCGTAATTCAAGCGGTCTTATTTTTAGGACTGATACAGTACCCGGAGCAACAAGATACCGGTGGCGAATATCATCAAATGCCACCGTTTCCAATGCAGATGAAATAAGGGAAACAACCGGCCCAAGCATAACCATATTGGGTCTTAGCCCAGGCACGCAGCGATGGGTTGACGTGCGGGCGGAAAACTCTGCCGGGAACAGTTCGTATTCCGCGGATGCAACGGGGACAACTACGAGACTAACGCCCACGCCGCCACCCACGCCGCCCACACCGCCACGCCCAGAGAGAGGTGTGTAGTGCAACTCGTTTTCGAGAACAACCCGTATGATGAAGGCGCCAATGGCCAGCGTGACACGGGTGGACTCGGAACCAGCCAGCTGTTCATCGTGGACAACAAAACGGGCTACACGGTGGCCAGCATTTTCCACCGGAACGGAAAATACTGCCTCTACTCGACGCTGGGGAACAGGGAATACATGTTTCGGCAGTACGAATCATTCGGCGACATGATTAACGCATACAGGGACTTTATCGGATACGACGGTCTTCTGGAAAGAACCCTGCCCTGCGCTCCGGGCGAACTGGAAGCGGGGATCGTCGGATGCCCGTTCATTCCCGACGTCCTGCGGTGCAACCGGGTACACGCCTTCCCGAGAACCATCATCGGAGGTTCGTATGCTTCCGTAAGGACGCTGTATTCCGTGGCGGAAGGTCCCGGACGGTTCATTCGCTTCCAGCACTACAGCCATGCAGAGCAGGCCAGATCGGAAGCAACGGTCTGCATCGAGGTGGAGTTCAGGGATAAACGGGGAAACAGGGAAAGAAGTCCACGCATGTACCGGTCATTCAGGCTTGACTACGATGATTTCACTGATTGACGCCAACGCCCACGAGGCAACGGCAAACATTTATCCCATGCTTCGGAAATGGGCCATCCGGGAACTGGAACGGGCAGATGCGCATCCCGCTGTTGCCGCCTACTACGAGATCAATTCTCCGGTCTGTCAATACTGTTCGATGGTGGTTAGGGAAGTCATTGGAAGAAAACACCTGCCCGTCCTTTCCGAAACGCTGGTCTATGCCGGAGGGCACTGCATACCGGAACATACGGACCGCAGGGGGCTTGACCGGGCCGCCATCTGGCCGGTGTTTGCCGCCGGATCACCGCCCTCCGACTTCATGATTTTAGGCAAGGCATGGCCGCAAAAGGAAAACGAGATACTTTTTTTTAACGGAAGCCGGTACAGCCACTACCGAAAATCCCATGAAGGAGGCATGATCGTCCTGGTCATGTTCTATTCACTGGCCTGCGGGGTTTTCCCGTTGCAGGTCGAAACCGGAAAACAGATTCTGGAGGAATACCGATAATGCTCTACTGCCACGACATTCCCGACATTGCCCAGCGGTTAATTAAGGGAGTAAACAGGGACGTTATCCTGCCTATTACCGGATGGTCGAAAGTTCAACAGGACATGTCCGCCCTTGTCAGCGATGTAACGCCGCTTCTTGAAAACCTTTGCGGAAAAAACCTTGAGCACACCTACAGTACGTTCTGGTGTGCCACTCTCGGCACGGAAATACCCCGACACATTGACAAGGAACAGGTTGCTTTCCAGATTCCCGTTGTCCAGGACAGGGACTGGGAAATGACTTACTGCATGGGCAATGCCATCGGACAGGTCACGTTGCCCATGTCGGTAGGCAAGGGGCATCTTTACGAGGGCATGACCATACCGCACGAATCTCCGGCCTATGAAGGCCAGAGGGCCGTCTGGCTCATGCTTGGATACCGTTACTGCGATCAGGGAAGGAATGATCCTTACCTCGGAAAAGTATCCGAAGTGGACACCTCACTGTCCATTGAACAGTATGCATACTATGGTGACACCATACGCTCAAGGGTATCGGCAAACAGCGTTTCCGAAGTCATGATGCAGTCCTGCGGGTACATGGACATTGTAAAGAAGTCCGCAGGAATTGAAGGCATGGTCAATTCGATGAGCATGGGAATCGTTACTGACGGGGAAATCAGCCATTCGGTCAGGCCGATGGAAGACAAGGTGATCCTGTTTCCGCTCAATTCGGACAGTGAAACGGCTTCCGTTCACGTTGGTGCAGAAACGCTGCACTGCGAATTTGGAAAGGGACTTCTTCTTGAAGGATACCCCCTGACCTTCCACATTTTTCCTCAGCATGGAAGAAGGGCGGAATGGGCCATGATGCCTTTCAGGGCAGTGCGATGATTACGGTGATGGACATTCCCGAACGGGATCACCAGAGGTCATGGAAAATCCGTCCGGGTGAAAACACGGAAAGAAGTCTTCCCGAAGGATGGGGCAACTGCGATCCGATTCTCGATGCCAACCAGCTGTGCCTTGAACTTGTACTGATTCATGACCTGGTTGTTGCCTACACCGATACTTCAATCGAAGTCAGGGAAGGCAGGGCCTGCGCCGAATTTGGAAACGGAACGGTTACGGTCTACAATAACCAGATATGGAAATCAGATGTTGGGGAATGGCTTCTTGTTGGCCCGCGCCCCAATTCCCTGCAACGGGAATGGCAGATGATGGATGCAGTGATAAGAATGGAGTTGCTGGACTATCCGTGGTTCCCGGTGCTGAAATTCCATCAGCATGGTGATTTCAGGATAAGGGCCGGAACCTGTATTGGCGTGGCAAGAGCCATAAAACCCAATCCCGACTTACAGACAAGGCAGTTTCACGATCCTGAAATTCACCGGAAGGAACGGGAGATATGGAACAGGAGACAGCAGGGAGAGAAGCCAACAAGACACTATCGAGAAGCAATATGTTCAAAATAGAAATACCTGAAATCAATCACCAAAAGGTTGCCGAGTTCTGTGCCACTCACACCGATGAAAGCCTGACGACTGGCATTTCCTCAAAAGTGTTTGGCGGAGCAAGAAGCGTTACATGCACTGAAGTTACCGACACGCTAGGGCACTACCTTGTTCACGAAGTCTGCAAGGCAAGCAGCCAGAAGCTGCATTTTGCCTATTCCTTTGCCTGGGTCTATCCGGAAGGATCATTCGTGGCACCGCACATTGACCGGTCTTCCCTTGAATGGTACTGCGGACTGACGATGGAGCAGGATGCGCCGTGGTGCTACCAGACGCAGTACGGGAAAAACTGGTTTTCGATGGAAACCGGAATTGGCAAGGGAATCGTCATGGACGGATCGAGATACGTCCATCGCAGGCCGGTCTACAGGGGCAAACGGGCAATTTCGGTAGTCTGTTCGTATGTTCAGAATCCCGAAGACGTGGAAAAAGTTCGCAACGATCTCCAATTCGATCATTATGATGAATCGGAATACCTGCGTGTTGCAGAGAAAATAGGGCTGAATCCTTCCGACTTTCTCGGATTTGGGGAAATATCAACAGAACCGCAACAAGTCATAGAATTGCCGGTCAACAGCGATGAACTGGATAAATACTGCGAGGCCATGCGCAGCGAAGTGTACTGGAGGCACAGTACCGACAAGGAAGCCCCTGTTCTTCACGGACAGATATTTACCCCGCTGATGGGACTTCACATGCAGCTCAAGGACATCATGAAGGAACGTTTCGGCGCTTCCTTCACGACACCCCAGCCAACGGGCATAATGTACCAGTCAGGAGAAAACGGTTATGCCTACCATGCTCACCCCAACGACGACTGGCTTATAGTCTTTCCTCTTGACCGCCCATCTTCGGAAAACTGGAAAGCAATGTCTGGAGACGGCAATCCGGTGCAGTGTCCATACGGAAAAGCGTTGCTTTTCAGGGGTTATCCAACCGCAATATCCCATTGCCTTGACGGGGGGTATCCGTATGGTAACTGGGCTATCATGCCGTTTCGTCAGTACGAAGACGGAGAGGAAAATGTCTATGTTGTTTAGATAATACAGAGATCATGATTCTAGACAATTGGGCAGTTCCCGAACTTGATGCAGTCCTTTCGGATATTGCACTGGTGGACGATGACAACATGCATCAGGTTCGTGGCGGGGCATACAACCCGGCCAATTCCATGGACCTGGCCGAAGCCATGCGATTCAAGGTCAATCGCCATGTCAACAGCCTGCTTGCCGTTGAGAACTGCTATGCCTGGGACTGGAATGAAAAAGGCGTCATGCAGCCCCACGTGGACCGGGAGCCATTGCACTGGACCGTCACCGCCCCGCTCGACCATGAAAGCTCGAAATGGCCAATCTGTGCCGAAGGGCATGGCGAGATAACAGTTCCTTTCGGTTGCGGATTCCTGTATGACAGCAGGACAACCATGCACTGGAGAAACGTATCCCCGGTGCAGCGTGCATCATGGATAATGTACCACTACCGGCAATGCATGAGTGGCGACATCGTTATTCACCGGAACCTGCTAACCAGGGATGAAGTGGCTCAAATAATGGAAACTGAACATCAGTGGGAGAAAGCATCGACGGTGAGCAGCGAAGGATTGTCGGAATACGACATGACGAGAAAAAGTGATGTTGCATGGCTAACGCGTGATAAATGGTCATGGCTTCATGTCAGGATTTACGAACGGATGCGCTCCATTCGTCCTGAATTGGAAAACGGATCGGGAAGTCTTCAGCTGACAAGGTACACGCCCGGCCAGTATTTCCAGGCGCATACCGACAACGGACCGAATACGCCGAGAACAATGTCCTCTACGGTGCTTCTCGAAAATGCCGATGAGGGAGGTGAACTGGTGTTTTCCGATGCTCCTTCCCTGTCCATGCAGTCAGGCGATGCAGTGTTTTTCGACTCCAACCTGATGCACGAAATTCAAACCGTAAAGTCGGGAACGAGGTACAGCATTGTAAAATGGATATGATGAAGTGACCACCAACCCCCGTTCGTCATGGAAGTACCAGAAGGCCAGAAGGCGGTATCTGGCGTCCAATCCGCTGTGCGTGGAATGCAGGAAGAACGGATACATCATGACGGCCGAGGAAGTCGATCACGTCGTGCCGCTTCATCTTGGCGGGGACCTGTGGCAGTCGAACTGGCAGGGACTGTGCCGGGAGTGCCATCGGGAAAAGTCCATGAGGGAGAATCCGGTCTACGGCGAGCAGTCGAAAAGGAAGAGGGGACTGGAGTGGTTGAAGCGGCTGCACCCGGAAGTTGATCTTGGCTGAAAAAGGGTTATAATTTGGTTAGATCGGGTTTTCGTCATTGCCCGATCCTCAACCCCCGGCACCGGAACGCAAAAAAAGCCGTAAAACTATTGTTCCGGCGTCGGGGGTTTTCTGTTTTTTGCCCTTCATGTTTGTGGTATGCTTTTTTGCCATGAAGAAGACCGAAGCAAAAAAAGGCAGTCCGGCCCGTCTTCCGAAAGTTGCCAAACCCCCCTACGATCCCGAAAAGATTGCGAGGGAAATCGAGCAGTTGAAGGTTACTCAGGGTCCGCTGACCGGGAAGAACATGACCGTGCTGGAGTGGGAGCACCGCGTACTGGATGCCCTTGCCACGCACCGCAAGGTAGCCCAGACGCTTCCGAGGGGCAACGGCAAGACGGCCTTTGCCTCGGCGATTGCCACCTGCGCCATCACGCCCGGTGGTTCGCTGTTCCGTCCCCGGGGATCGGTGGTTATCGTTGCATCCAGCATGAAGCAGGGGCGCATATCCTTTGACCACGTGCTGCACTTCATGAAGGACATCATCTACCAGGACGGCGAGTTCGTCGGTTCGAGAAAGACCAGCAGGGACTGGCGCGTATCCGACAATCCGCAAATCATGAAACTGGCGCACCTGCCGTCGGGCACAACGCTGGAAGTGGCGGGATCGGACTCGAAGCGACTGCACGGCCAGGCCCCGTCGCTGGTACTCATGGACGAACCGGCCAAGTACGTCGGCACCGACAACGGAGCGTCGATGTACACGGCACTCAGTACCGCAATGGGCAAGCAGGCCAACCCCCGAATGCTGATGATCGGCACCCGACCGACCGGGATCGGGCACTGGTTCCACAAGCAGCTGTATTCCCCACCGGAAAATACCTTCCCCATCATCTATGCGGTGGACGAGAAGGACGTCGAGGAACTGGGGCTGTTTTCCGATGAGATAATGGAGCGTGCCAATCCTTCATGGAACGAACTCGAATCGCTGCGCGAGGAAGTCCGCTCGCAGGCCGCCGACGCCAAGACCAGTCCGCAGTCTCTTGGAGACTACCGGGCACTCTGCCTCAACATGGGAACGCACGAGGGCGAGGACGTCGAGGACGTCATTGACACGGGAGAATGGACCATGCTGTGCAAGAATCCCGTGCCGCCACCCGAAGGGCCGGTAGCCGTCGGCATCGACCTTGGCGGCGGAAACTCCATGACGGCCCTTGCCCTGTACTGGCCCGCCACCGGAAGACTCATGGCGTGGGGATGCTATCCCGAAAATCCCGACATGGAAAAGCGGGGGGTGAAGGACGGGTGCGGCAACGCCTACACGGAAATGGTGGACCAGGGCACGCTGCTGCTGCGGGGGGTGAAGACCCCCGACAACGGGGCCTTCCTCAGGGAACTGCTTGAGGAATTTGCCGACCAGAACAACCATGAATGGCTTGGGGTGGCGGGAGACCGCTACAAGATTTCCGAACTGAAGCAGTGCCTCTATGATGTTTTCGTTACCGAAGAGGGGTTTCTGCCGTTCGACACCGATGAACTGATTGAAGACCGGGCGGTTGGTGGCGGATCACACGGGTGGTCCGATCTCGAATCGTTTCGCAAGGCCGTGTACGACGAGCACCTGCGCCCCGGCATCAACCTGGCGCTGGACTTTGCCATCAGCCAGGCGATCTGCAAGCGTGATACCAACGGCAATGCCAAACTGGACAAGTCCCACCAGAAGGGGCGCATCGACGTGCTCCAGGCGGTCATTCACGCCGTCGGCGTCGGGGAGCGGTGGAGAAATCCGGTGGATGCAGAAGTTGAAGTGACTGCCGAACACTACGTCCTTGACTGGACTTGACTTTGGGAAAATGGTGTAGAATGCGTGCTACAGGGTCAAAGGAGAAACACCCTGTAGCCAAATCAACCCCCTGGCAGGGCTGAACCGCAATACGGATTATATATCAAGCCGATGCCAGTCACACTCGAAGAAGTCCTTCCGCTCGATGACCTGAAAAGGGCCATAAGGGTAGACGGGGATTTTGACGATGCCCGGGTCACGATGGCCCGCGATGCAGCCGTCAGGTACTGCGAGGGCTTCTACGGTTTCCCCATCATCACCCGCACCGGTGAATACGAAGTCAACCGGCCCCGCAGGGCGGAAGACCCCGCATGGATTCCCGCAGCCCCCATATTGATAACCGAAGCCGTCAAATACTGGACCACTTCCGGCAAGCGTCGCGAAGAACCCAACGGCACCATTGCCGCCGACGATCTGGGAAGGGTCAAGCAGTCCGGCTACAAGATGACGAAGGTATGGCCGCCTGCAAACGGCTGGCCGGAAATGCTTCGGGTTCTTGAACAGGGGCGGAGGGCCTATTCGCCGATGGAGTTTACCGTTACCGAGGGCTATGACTCGGCTGCGGACATCCCCGACATCGAGGGCATTCGCGAAGCGATGATACTCCAGGCGCGCATCAACTACGATGGTCTCAACGATCCCATGCACATGGAGGCCGTCCGCAGAATGGCGGAGTTCTACCAGCACGGCAGCGTCAGGTACTAGCCATGAACCTGAATCCCTTCAAGTCCAGAACCACAAGGCCCCTGTTTCGGATGCAGGGCGAGGGAGACAGTGGTGATTCAAGCAACTTCATTGGTGAACTGGCGGAACAGATTGCCTCGCAGTATCTGCGCGAAGGAGACATATCCGGCCCTTCCGGGTTCAGGGGATTCAGGGACAACGCCATCCGCTTCAGTCCCATCGTCAGGGCTACCACCGTCATTTCATCGCTGGTTGCCCAGATGGTTGCATCGATGTCGCTGTCGGTGCGCGACGGCATGGACAGAAAGGTGGAAAACGAGCGCACAAGGGCGTGCCTCCGACTGCTTCGCCACAGCCCCGACATGGGCATTACGCCCGGCCACATGTTCATCGAGGACGCCATGCAGGACTACCTGCTGGACGGCAATGCGCTGATAAGGGTGATGTACCGGGGCAATACGAGGGAACCCGAAAAACTGATTCGGTACGAGCCGGAGAAGGCGCACACGTCCGGTGATGAAATGGCCGCCGGTCCGCTCGTCTACTACGCCATTCCCTCGCTGTCCTACGAGTCCGGCCAGATCATGATACCGGCAAGGGAAATGGCTCATGTGCGGTGGCCGTTCCTGTGGCGTTCCAGGGCAATGGCCGACCGCAACTGGTTTGCCCCCTCGCCGGTTGCCCTGCTGCGTCGGGAGATCGTTACCGGCATTACAGCCGAGATGTACGCCCAGCTCCGGTTTCGCAAGGCCCCGCTGACGCAGCTGCTGGTCAACTACGAATACGACGCCAAGGCCAACCTCAAGGCCGATGCCAGGAAGCAGATACTCAGGCAGCTGGCAAACATCATCGCCAACGAGGGAATGCTGCCCATATTCGGCGGGCGGAACACGCAGGAAATATCGGCGTCGCCGGTACACGAGCACACCAACATGTCGCGCTCGTACCAGGTCGAGACCATTGCAAGGTTCTACGGTCTGCCCCTGCCGCTGCTGTCGGTGCCGGTTGGCCAGTGGAGCCGGGGGATCAACGAGCAGGTGATGAAGATGGCGTGGCGGACCTGCATTCAGCCGCACATGTCCAGACTGCTTTCCGCCCTGAAACTGAAAATGCTCATGCCCAACGAGATGTTCATCGTCGATCCCACCGAACTGGTCAGGGGGGATGCATCGGGAATATCCGAAATGATTACGGCCATGAACGGCGATGCGCAGAGAAACCCGATTGCATCCAGGGCAGAGATGCGCCGCATGGCCGGTCTTCCCAGCGAACCGGAAGAGGAAATCGAGGAAACATTGCAGCCCAAAACCGAAGGCGGTGAAATGACGGCAATGGATTCAAGCAGTTAGGTTCGGCTTATGCCGTTTATTCCCGGGGTAAAGTGGTCTTTCGGTAATCTTTCCCCGGGGAGCCTTCCCCGAAAAAAAAGAAAAAAATGCTTGACATGCGATTTCTCCCTTATTATTCTTTTAGGTGATAAGACCACTTTTTAATAAGATTACCTTGTTTAACTTATTATAGGTGAGTCTTATGCCCACAACAGTTGCCGCAAGGGAAGCCCTGAAAGGGCCGTCCTGCGTACCGCAGGACCGGGCTGAACTGGTAGCCGCATCCCATTATTCAATCCGCCCCGATGCTTTCGAGAAGTGGCGCAACCTGCGCAATCGGAAGGCGGCTTATCCATCCCCCGAAAACCGGGCCAGTCCCTCGCAGAAGTCTCCCGACAACGAGATTCTGATGTACGGACTGATTCTCCCCCATGAGGAAGTTACCTTCCTGAGAGACTGTTTCGGAGACGAAACGGCCATGAGCGGGAAGATGTTCCGCGAACAGATGGAAGCGATTGACGGTGACGTCATGATCCGCATTAACTCCGGTGGCGGATGCGTGTATGAAGCATCGATCATGATGAATGCCATGAATGAAAGACGCGAGGCGGGCTATGCCGTCAACTGCGTCATTGACGGCATTGCGGCCTCCGCCGCCTCCCTGATTGCGGCCGTATGCGATGAAGTCAGCATTGCGGCACTGGGCTTCATCATGATCCACGAAGTAACCAGCAATGCCGTCGGCAATGCCGAAGACATGCGCACGATGGCCGGAATTATGGACAGCATGAACCAGACTGCCACCGAGCAGTACGCAAGGAAGACCGGCATGGACAAGAAACAGCTGGCCAAAATGATGTCGGATGAAACCTACATTGATGCAAAACAGGCGCTGGAACAGAAATTCGTCAACGCCATTCTCGACGTCGATGAAGAAAACGATCAGGACATGGAAGAGGAAAAGGCCAGGATGGTCATGGAAAAACGAAACCGCAGGCTGGCGGGCATTCTCAATGCCATGCAGGTCGGACAGATTCACTAATCAAGAAAACGAGGATAAATACAATGTCTCAAGTTTATGATGGTCAGAAGCATGTTGCCCTGACTGCCGAAAAGGATCGTCTTGAAAAGGAAATCCACGATGTTTCCGTCAGGATGAACGAGGAACACGCCTCCGATGCATGGGAAGGTGAAGACGCTCCCGCAAAGATGGCCCGCTACAACGCGGACAATATCCGTCATGCGCAGCTGAGCCGTGAACTGGATGCCGTAAGCCGACAGGTCAACCACATGGAAGGCATCCGCCCGCTGTCGAAAGCCGAGCGGAACAACCCCATGCGCAACGTAACCTATCGCTGGTTCAAGGGTGGTGAAGCCCTGCTGGACGAAGGCGAAAGGCAGACGTTTACCGAGGCAACCACCCCCGAAGCAGAAAACATCATCAATGCGCTGGGTGGCAGCAAGAAGAACGGCGTCGAGGGATTCAACCCCTGGGCCATTGCAACCGAGGGTGGCACGGTGCCCATGCCCTCCCCAAGAATGGCCGTTGGTGATCCTTCCCGTTCGGACAGAAGCACCGAGTCAGCATCCGGTGCCGGAGATGCATTGGGAGCAGCCGCGCCCGAAACCTGGGCAACCGGCGTCGTCGAGCACCTGAAGTATTTCGGTTCGGTGGCATCCAGCTGCCACAACTTCGATACGATGGACGGCAACGACTGGCATCAGAACACGCTTGACACTGCCGATGAGGAAGGCGGCACCATGCTCGACCAGTCCCAGACTGCGGGCACGGGTGTGCCTCCGACACAGCACGACACCATCGGCAATGCCGGAGACATCATCTTCAAGAGCATGTGGCGGCACTCCAACTTCATCGATGCCCGTCTTGAAACCCTGAACGACATCCACTTTGATGTGGCGGGAAGGATCATGCGGGAGATGAGCCGACGCATGGGAAGGGGATGGAACAACACCTTTACGAACGGCATCACCAACGGAGCGCAGGGCATCGTCCCCAGTGCAAATGAAGTTGCCGGCGGAAGCAAGTCCGCCATTGCTTCGGACGGAGGCATCGACTACCAGAACCTACTGGACATGGAATATTCCATTGACCTTGCCTACCTGACCGGAGACGAGGGGGGCATGGGTGCCTTCATGGATGCTCACGGCGGCATGATCGGATGGATGATGAACCGAAACGTCGAGAAAAGCCTGCGCTTTGCAACCCTGATTGGAGCGCACGGCACATCCCAGTCCGGTCTTCCGATCTGGGTGCCGGTGCCGACCGACGTCGGCGTGGCCACGCAGCGTCCGCCCGCATTGATTCTCGGCTGGCCCTACAGTATCAACCAGGCAATGGATGATGGCACGGCCAATAACTCCAAGCCGCTGCTTTTCGGAGCCTGCGGCCACTATGCCGTGCGAAACATCGGTGGTCCGACCTACTACCGTTTCTGGGATACCACGACTGCCAAGCGCATGGCCGTATCCTTCCTGGGCATGAGCCGTAGGGATGGACGGTGCAGGGGTCCGGGAACCATTAGCAACGGTGTTGCCAGTGCCTGTGAAGCGTATTCGGCACTCAAGGTTTCAACTTCATAGTAGTAATCGCAATGAGAAAGCACGATTTCGACAAGAACGATCCACTGGAAACGGTGTACATCACGCAGCACGGAGTGTTTGACACCATGTCGGGCACTCCGCTCCTGCGCGGACAGGAATACATGCTTCCCAGCAAGGCCGCAAAAGTGCGCTACCAGCGTGGCCATGCGAAACCGGCGGCCGAGGTATACCTTGAGCGCATGAAGCAGTTCGGTGTATCGCACGTAACCATTCGTGGCAATGCAGAACCTTCCGTGAAGGAGGCCTGCATGAAACTGGGCATTCAGCACGCAGTGGCTGAAAAAAGACCTGCAAGGCAAAGGCAGAAGGCAAAGACGTAACGGCAGGTCAGCCATAGCCTGCCGCTGAACGACAGAATCCGGGAGTGGCACAAAATGGCAGAACAAGTTTTAACCGGCGAATGGACTGAACTTCCCGACACCGGAAGACGCGAGACCTTCGCGCTCCAGAACCTGGGTCGGTACAACATCCGTTTCGTTACCGCATCGGCGGCACCCGCAGCCGGAATTTCGGGCAAGGTTCTTTTCCCTCGCGGACACTATCTTTCGGTAGGTTCCGCCACGCCTGATTCAGGGGAAAGCATCTGGGCGCTTGCCGAGGGTGGCGGGACTGATCCCGTACAGAGCCTTCTGGAGTACAGCTGATGGGACGCACCGTTGTAGGGCCGGGCGGCATTGGCGGCCCCGGAGGATCAGGCATTGGCGCGTTCGGCGCCATACTGGAACAGGGCAAGGGCTCGATTGTTGCGGTTGACTCGGTTCCAACGCGAAGTTCAACAGGTGATCCCGACAGGTTTTTTGGTGGCGGTACTCCGGCAGACAATCAGCTGGCCGGTCGGAGAGGGGGTGAATACGTTGCCGATATTGTCAATTTTGCCCTGAAAGACGGCAGGTCAACCGAAAATCTGACTGTTTCCACAATCCATGATTCGAGCGAAACAGCCGGAACGGTTGAATGGGATGCAGATGACCGCCTTCTCTCCATCTACGTTGGCGCCACCGGAACCAGCAGGGAAAATGGCTTTGGAGGCGGCACACTGATCGATGCGGTTGCGGCCACTGACGCCCCTGTAGTCGTAACCAACACTTCCCGCTCTGCCCTGTATCTCATCTACCCTGACCAGAACATTCAATGGGACGGTGGGGTTGATGCCGACACCACGCCGCCTGACCCCACCCGGGGCCTGTTCGTCTATACCGACGAGACCACTCCCGAATGGCAGCTCAAGGCAGTCGAGCGAACCGCTGAGGAAGAGGCCGTCCGTGCCGGGGCTACCTACGAGGCGGGCGAAGGCAACAGTCTGCGCCTTGTGGTGGGCGACACCACCCGCAACGACCGACTCTGGATCACGGCGGACTCGCCACCACGCGGCTATCCGGAAACCGTCAACACGTGGCGGCTGATCCACGACGAAGTGGGCGAGTGGCGTTCGCGTGCCATCGCCGGAAACGGGGTGCTGTTCCGGGCCAAGGCAGCGGGTTCGGCGCCGGACGGAATCACCGTCGAGGCACGAAGCGGGACGCCCGGTGTTCCGGCCATTGCGGGGTCACCTGCCATCCTGCAAGTGCAGGGCAGAAGGTCCGGCGCCTCTGCCGATGCCATTGACGTCAGCTTCCCGATTGGCACGGCGGGCAACGGCTGGACGGTCGATCCGAGGGCGGCGGTCAGCGTAGCGGCTGCGGCGGCCAGTGCCCGATACAAGCTCTTTGATCCGGACGGTACGCAATTTGACCGTTTTCTTGACCTTGAGTACACCTCGGATGGCCCAGCGGGCAACGGCTTCCAGGTCGTGTTCGTGGATAACATAGATGCAAACACTAACACTTCCACCGCCGTATACGACAGCGACACACAGATGACGGTGACGGTGGGCGCTGGTCCATTGCTTCAAACCCCTGACAGTCTCGCTGCGGTAATCAACGCGGCCCGGCGCAACGGCAACCAGCTCATCAGGGCTTCCCGTCCTGCCGGAACAAGCAACCTCGGGTGGGCGGTAACCACCGGCTTTTTCCAGGCGGGCACCGCAACGCTGTCTGGCGGCGTGAATGCCGGCTCCGAAGCAAACGGGTTTGCTACGGTCGATACCGCAAACAAGGTTCTGGAAATCGCCCTGACCGGCAACGTTCGGGCAACCGCATTCACCGGTTTCATCAATGCCGCCACCGGCTTCCCCGGCACGGCCCAGACGCGGTCGGGACAGGGCAACCGAAACATCCAGCCCGGCGACGATGCCTCGGAAGCATCGTCAGGCGGCATAGACGCCGTGCCTGCCGTACCGCGCTCCGCACTCACCGTTACGGAAGCCAGCAACGGACGCGTCGTTACCATCACCGGACTGCTGGGCACCGACACCATCGCCCAGCTCCGGGCAGCGGCCAGTGCCCTGACCCTGATCGACGTCGTAACCCCATCGGACAGGACGGACTCGGACACGGTGGTGTTCCCCCTCGCCGGCAACCCCGGCGACCGCCAGTTCCTCGTAACGCTCGCCAACGGCTCGGCACGACCCACGCCCAGCATCAGCAGCGATTCGAGGGGCGGCATCTTCGAGATCACCATCGAGTACATCGGCTCAACCTATGCAGAGTCCCTGCGCACCACGCTGGCGGAGTTCAAGGCGTTGTGGGAAGTCTTCGAGTCCCGGACGGACAACATCGCGTTCACCGAGACCGGCACCCAGAGCGAGCGCGTCACCGCCGTGCCTTCCGGGTTCGACGGCGGGTCCAACTACATCCCGCCATCCCCCATCGAGTTCATTGTCCACGACGAGGATGCCGCAGACGCCCGCACCGTCGAGGTGCGCTACCATGCCGACTTCGACACGCTGAGCAACATCTACCTGAATTCGCAGATTGATTCGTTCAACCCCGACGGGGTGAAAATCTTTCCCATCGGTGGCAGCAACCTCAATTCCAGACCGCCCGACCCACCGTTTGAAAAGCCGATGGTGCCATCGGGTGCCAGTGCGGAACTGGCTGATGAAATCCACCAGTTTGCCTGGGCCGGTTCCACGAATTCCATCAGCCATACAGACCTTGAATACCTGGAACACGACTACCTCATTTTCGAGGGCTGGATTGCCAACGACGCCAACAACCGGGAATTCTTCACCACCACCGTCAAACGCAGCCTGATACCTGCAACAATTGCCGGCACTCCCCGAGCCGAAATCGGCACCTACGCCGAAGCTGCCGGTGACCGGGCCGGCACCGCCCGCCTTGCCCTGAGTGCCGAAGGCGAACTGACGCTTGACCCCGGCGCCAGCCGATCCAACAATGGTGAAATTCGCGTTTGGGGCAGCACCTCGCCGTCGGGCATCGGGCGTGGACCGCAGGGCACTCCGGGGCGCAACGTCAACACCGGCGGCGGACTGTCAACCGTCCAAACCGATGATACCCTGACCGGCGATGGTTCCAGCGGTGATCCGCTCAAGGTGGCCAACCCGTTTACCGCTGCCGACGAGACCAAGCTGGACGGCATCGAGGCCGGGGCAGAGGTCAACGTTCAGCCTGACTGGGATGCTACGGCAGGTGACGCCTTCATAAACAACAAGCCCACGATCCCCACCGTACCCGACAAGGCCAGTAACAGCGATGTGGACGGCGAAACCGACGACACCGACTACACCACCGTGGCCAAGGTGTTCCGGGCGATTGGCCGAAAGGTCAGGGATGCCTCCAAGACCGCACGGGGCATCATCGAGATTGCCGCCAACTCCGAACTGGACACCGGAACGGACGATGAACGAGCGGTGACGCCGCTTGGCGTAAACCGCATGGTCGAGCGTCTCGTGCCGTCATGGGCACGGCAGGCCAACGCCCCGTCGAGTGGAGACACCACCGTTACCAAGCTGTTTACCGATGCCGTGATCCTTTCAGGAGACCGAACGCTGACCTCGGCGGACGTCAACAAGCTGTTCTACAGTGAATTGGCCGGCAATGTTGCCATTACCCTGCCTGATGCGTCCAACTCCAGCGATGAAGACATCCTCGGATTTGTCTCTGACGGTACAGGCAGCATCACCGTTGGCAGCCTAACCGTTGCTTCCGGGCAGTCTCTTGCCCTGATCTACATTTCCGGCAGTGGCTGGGTCATCTTTGCGGATGCCGGGCGGGGCGGCGGCGACGACAATGTGCAGCCAGACTGGGATCAGACGGATGACACTGCCGATGACTACATTGAAAACAAGCCGGACATCCCGGAAGTCATTGACGGTCTGAACCTGACGCTTGCAGGCACTACGCTGACGCTCACGGCGGAACAGACGGGAACGGCATCGGACATCGTGGCCACGCTGGATGTGTCGAGTCTGGAAGAATATCGCGGAGAATGGAACACCCTTTCTGGGCAGACCATCCGCGTTGGCGACATCATTTCGCACAGCAACCGGTACTTCATCTCGCGCACGGAGCACACCCGCCAGAACAACGGGCCGGACACCGACAGTACCCGCTTTGCCCTGCTGACCAACTGGGGCGGCGCCTACGACGAGGATGGCTACTACCATTCCGGCACCATCGTGCTGTACAACAGTCTGCTCTGGGCAAACGACAGCGACGTCCTGAACAGCGATCCCGACCCGGATGCCACCGCAAACACGAAATGGCACCGGCTGTCGCCCCTCACGGCTACCGAAATTCTTGCCGCAGTACCTGCCGCATCGACCACGACGGCCGGACTGATCGAGATTGCAACGAACACCGAGGGCGATACGGGTACGGACGGCGGCAGGGCAATGACCCCTGCCGGAGTGCGTCGCCAGACCGGAGCGCAGGTCAGTGCCGCCGAGCGTGCCGCAACCACCCCCGAAACCAGCGTCAGGCGTTTCAGCCCGGCGGACATCGTGGCCATGATTGGCAACCACGCCGCCACCGGCGGCCTCTCGACCTCCGAAGTGCTGGCCCTGTTCTCCACCTGGGCACGGGTTGCGGATACCAGCCGCATACCGGCCAACCGGCTGGATACCGATGTGGTACTCTCTGCCGAGCTCACAACGGCCATTGCCAACTTCCGCACCGAAACCCAGATCAATGCACTGATTACCACTGCACTGGACGGGCTTGATGCCCTGACCAATGCAGGGGTCTACGCCAACGGCACGGCCTACGAGGCCGGAGCCGTGGTCCGGCACGGGGGCAACGGCACGCAGGCCACCTATCTGTGCATTCAGGACATTGGCGCAAACATCGCCGCTTCCGAGCCGGGCGTTGGGGCCGACTGGCGCACCTCATGGTACCGCATTGGATTCGAGGACGGGCCCCCGAACGCGTTTACCGGTGCCACTCGCTCCGGCAACAGCATCATTTTCAGCCGTGAAAGCGGGCAGAATCCCGTTACCGTCTCCGCACAGGTCGAGGCGGGCGAGCTGGTCCACCGCGTGGTCGGGTCGGCAAACTACGACTTTTCGAGCACAAACCAAAATACCTACGTTGCCGAAAACATCAACGAGACCCCCATCAGCCGGGGCGACATCGTGGACGGCGACCTGCTGGGCATTACCATCGGTGCCGTAACGAATTCGCCCAATACCCTTGTCCTATTCCCGGCCAGCGTGATTGCCGACTCCGCCGCCGTTGGAGACACGTCCGATGCGGCCAACAGGGTCCACATTGAAAACACGTCATTCACGGAAATCCCCATTGGCCTGGCATGGGATTCGGATGGCCACCTGCTGGCTGCGGGTAATTTGACCGAAAGCCCTAGCCCACTCACGCTGTACCGCTTCTCGAAGAATGCGGACACCGGGGTTGGCAACGTAATCAGCAGCCAGCTGGGGCGGATTCAACTGGCCGCCGACCACGTGGAAGGCACGTGGCTGGGAACGGGGGCCTCGCTGCCCGATCCGTTCGTGGATACGGATGTGTTCCACTTCTTTTTTGACGATGCCAGCAGCAATGCCTACTCGAAATTCTTCAACGGGGCGGAGCTGGACTTTCTGTTTTCACAGGATTACGTTGCGGGTGCCGCAGTGCCGTCCGACAATACCGGCCAGATTGCCTTTACCCTGGGTGGCGTTGATTTCCACATTGGCCGGTCCGCAAGCGGTGAAATCCTGCTGCGCTCCGTTAGCGACGACATCTATGAAGACTCGGTTTTTGAACTGGACATCCTGCGTGCGCCACGCGGTCCAATCGGCCAGGGATGGGGGCCGCCTACGGAACTCGGCACAACGACCTTCGACCTCGATGGCTCGGCCACGAACGTCCCGCTGGTTGGCACCGACGGCAATGCGCTCGTCTGCCCGCAAGGCGGGGACATCAATGCCGTTATCAGCATCCCGACGCTGGGGCTGGTCGGTTCATCGGTGTGGGTGCTGGCCGACGACCTCCGTGAGGCCGTAGCCAACGCCGCCCTGACCGCATCGCTGTACACCAACGACGATAACGAGATCATATTCAGGGCCGGGGCGCAGTCGGGAGCAAGCACGGCGAATGAAATCCTGATCCGCCACATTCCGGGTGCCGACGAGCAGACGGACAGTGGCCAGAGCATCCTGCCGAGCATTGCCCGATTCGACCTGACTGGAGACCTGTCGCCGAACGTGGGCAGCATTGCGGGAGACCGCTACGGCTACGACCTGGCCATCAGCCAGTCCGGGCACGCCGGTTCAGCCCGCATCGTCGGCTTTGCCGGAACCTCGGCCAACCCCTCTGCCGTTACCGTACTGGCGGAAGTTACCGACCTGCATTCGGAATCCGGCACCATCACCATTCCGGCGGGGATCACGCTGGCCAGTGCCGGAGACGTCTATACCGTGCGCCTTGAAGTCTACACGCCGAGCCAGACACCGGCCACGGATCAGCCCCGCATCTACCATGATGCCCGAATTGTGGCCCATGCCGTCGCCGCCACCGTCCACTTTGGCTACATCCTGTCCGATGAGGATGCCACGGACGTTGACTTCTCGACCGACGACATCACCTCTCGCGGTGCGGTAGCCGGAGACTGGACGGTTACCGGCCTGCCGCAAGGCGATGATGAATACCGCATTTACTGGGCCGTGCCCACCAGCCTGACGCAGCCGGGCAACTGGGTCACATCGGGCTTCAACGTCAATTCGAGCATCGACCCCGCCGTCGAGCGCACCATTGACGGCACGGCCTACAACTTCTACCTGTCCGTAGCCGATTCGCCTTTCGACTCGACCGGCAACGGCATAACCTACACCGTGAGCTGACATGCCGACACTCAACAATCCCTCTGAACGCGCCCGCATCCCGATTCCGCTGACGGGCATTTCCTCACGCTCGCCGGTAACGACCGGAGACAAGATTCTGGTCAACGGAGTTCCGGCGGCCAGCACGGGCAACACGACCAACGACCACATCGAGGAACTGCTGGCCCGTTCGGGGCACGGCAGTGCCAGTGCCTACGCCACCGAAACCGACTATGCTGTTGGCGATGAAGTCTACTGGCGGGACGGCACAACGGCTCGTGAACTGCACTTCTACATCCGCCTGACGGCGGGGCAGGACCCTTCCGGGTCCACGCCGAACAACCTCCCCAACCAGTGGCGCGAGGTGGTCAACTCGCTCAACGACATTCCGGTGGACGGGGACGCCTCCCAGGAAGCACTGCTGGTACGTACCGGCGGGCACGGTGCGGTGCGGGCCGAAGTGGGGCAGTACCAGCGGCTTCAAAATGCGCAGACTTCGGCGCAGGTTACGGCGTCAATCAATGCGGCCATCGACTCCATCGTCAACCTGGCCCGCTGGCGCGGCGCGTGGGAGGGTCTGCCGACGCAGTACCAGTCCGGCGAGTACATCGTCCACAATAACCGCTACTTCCGTGCGCTCAATGCGGTGTCGAGCAATTCCGGCCCGGCCAGCGACGGCAACAACTGGACCGAGCTTTCCGGCGTCGAGCGTCTGTCGGTCATTCGGATGCGAAACATGGCCGAGCTGCTGGTTGAATCGCTGGACCTGGACCCTGCTGCGGCGAACCGGGGTCGCTGGGTCGTGCGCAACCGGACCGACGAGGAGTATGCCTACACCAACCCGCCCATGCAGTTTTTCGGTGCATGGGCAGCTGGGAGCACCTACTATTTCGGGGCGGTGGTACTGCATGATGAACAGTTGTGGGCACTGACCCCGGCTGCCACCATCACGACGGGCAAGACCGGAGCGTCAACGGAGCCCGGCACCGACACCGACTGGCGACAGATCGGAATCACGGTCGAGCACCCGGTCAACCAGAACGTGGACAACCTGCGTGAGGATTTACAGCGCATTCACGAACTGCTGATTGACCTGCACCTGGGGACGATGGGCCATCCCGGAAACTACGCGCTGGACGACACGGCCAATGCGGGCATTGCCGTCAGCGCGAATGCCTACAACCTGGCGGCGGCCAGAGCGCAGACGGGGCTGGCGAAATCGGTCACCGTACCAAATACCGGAAACAACCGCTACATCCTGGTGGTCCTGCCGCACGGGTCCGATTCGCGCCTGTGGCGACTGCACGTTGTCGAAGGAAACAGTCATGCCCGCTACTTTCAGGTCTCGCAGATATGGAACGTCGGCAACTCGGCGTCCGGCACATCGCTGACGTTCTACTCGTTGTACCAGCAGGCACCCATTCCCCCGGGCGCAACCGTCAGGCTCGAAAAGGCGGGTAGCGTTGACCACACCGGAACGACCGAGTTTTCAGGGATTGCCAACGGCACGATCAACGGGGAATTCGGCACCGACAGTGCGGTTGAGCTGACCGAAGCCGAATATTATGCGCTTGCCGACAAGAAGCAGGTTTTCTACCTCATCAGCGACGCGTAACCGGTCATGGCTTTCGTCACGCTATCCGGCTCGGACATTTCCTGGCGGGATTTCTTCAACAAGTTCTACCTTCGTCGCGGGACGTCGGGCGCATGGACCGAGTTCAGCGCCAACGGCATGGGAAGTGCGGTTCTGGACACGGCGACCACACCGGACGGCACGCTGCTGTTCTTTCGCGACAGCACCAACGGAAGCGATGGCGACATCTTCCCCACTGCCGGAGCCGCATTCGATGCGGACGGCACGACTGCATCCACCTACTCCGACCTGCCGGATGCATCCGCAGGCCGTCTGTCCATCGGCAATCCGATCACGGAACTGTCCGAGGAGGCCACGCACGACTTCAATCCCGGTCCGATCACGGGCGGGGTCTACGATGAGGTTGACTACGCCTGGCGAGTAACCGTCGGCAGCGGGCACATTGGTGCGAACGGGGTGTTCTACCCCCCTGCCGTAAATGCCAGAACCGCCGCCAAAATCCGCCTCACGGCCACCTTCAGGGGCACCGGCGTCCGGGCGCTGAACGGCACTTCCGAGACCATCTTTGCCGAAGACTCCTTTGACGTCATTCCCTACTCGGCTGCCGGGACGCTGACTGCAATTGCACGCGGTCCCTCGCTGGTCGTTATCGATCCGGGCGGAGATGCAGACTTCACCGTCCAGGTGCTGGGTACGGCGACCGGCACGATCGGCTATCGCTGGGAAGTGCGTGACCTGCTGAATGACGGCACGTTTGGTCCCTGGCGCGAGAACGCCAATCTGATCAACAGGGCGAGTTTCACGATCAACAGCCCGGCAGGCACGACGCAGGAATGGCGGGTGCGCGTCACCCGTGCCGGGGAGACGGTTACATCCAACACCGTCCGTACCCGCTGGATCGGAGTCATTCAAGCACCGTTCATCCGGGTGTCCAATCCGATTACAACGCTGGATGACACCGAGTCATATCAATTCATGACGGAATTCAAGGGTGTTCAGACCAACGAGTTCAGACGGGGAAACTGGGACACGATCGACTACTTCTGGTCCATCGTCAGCGGTCCCGGAACGATTGACCAGAATGGAAACTACACTCCGCCGGACATAACCGGCGAAGCCAAGCCGGTCGAGATCGGCATTCGCGCGACCGTACGCGGTAACGGCGGCAATGCTCCGGTCGGCAGTGTGGCCAGTACCTACGAGACTTTTCGCTTCAGCGTCGCCAATCCCGCTGCGACGGCTGCTTCACTGCGCATCGTGGGCGGCCCTGCACGGGGCAGGGTCCGGGAAGACGTGCAGATACATTTCCGGCCAAAACTGGATGGCGGCCTGTATGACTCGGTTTCCTACGAATGGGGACTTCAAACTTCGGACAGCGGCACGATTGATGCGGCAACCGGGGTCTACACGCCGCCCAATGTTTCGCAGGACAAGGGGGTCACAGTCTCCGTTATCGCCACGTTTTCGGGCAATGACGAGAATGCACGCTCGGGCACGACGGCCACCCGCTCGGCAGTCTACAGCTTCGTGGTCTACCCGCTCCAGACCGCCCCGGAGCATCGTGCGCGAGTGTTCATCGATGGTCTGGACTTTCGCTGGCGCGGATTCACCGAAGAGACGCGTGGCCTGCAAGATCAGAGGGACCGGCTCGGCGGAGCGAACTACGGGGGCTGGCAGTTCTACGTGGACGACGACGACAACCTGGTCGCAGGGTCGGGCACGGATACGCTGGATGACCACCTGGCCGGTTCAAGGTTCCAGTGGCGGGCCGGGGATGCCACCGGTGATGAAGAGACTGCCTTTCCGCCGGATGGCTACGTGGTTGAACTGGACCAGGAAGCCAGTTTCGGCGAGGCACCGCATTCGGACTTCAGCGAACTGGACATTGGCCCGTTTTCAATCTCCCAGCCCCTGGGCAGCCAGCCCAGCATGGTGTTCCGTCCCGACCAGAGACCGTTCTTCGGCAACGTCGCCGACGACGACCAGCCGGTGTATCTCAACTCGATCACGCTGGACACCCAGAACAACCGGCTGAACATTGACGTCTCACCCCCCGACGACGCCACCGGAAATATCAACATCCCGATGTTCGACCGATTTCACTTTCGGATTCAGCAAAAGGCCAACCCACGCAACGGATGGAGTTTCGGCATCGGCGACCTGACCGGCGACGATGCCACCGATCCCTACAGTTTCGGGATCAACGCTGCCAATCGGACTGCATTCGATGCGCTGTTCTCCAACCGGGTTGCCGATGCCGACTACGAACTGTTCTGGAACCGCAACTACCCGATTGGCGAATTCACCGACGTTCCGATTGCCAACCGGTCCCTGCGGTTTGGCGATCACGACTACCACACCGTCTACTTTGGCCACAACTTCCAGCGGCAAATCTGGTTTGGTGACCGCCTGCTTCATGACGTATCCGATGCAACATTTGTGCCGATTGAGGTGCTTGCCTCGATTGCCGAGCATACCGACATTGTTGCCGGACGCAACTACGGCGTGGCCGGTCCGCTCAACCTGATCGGCGGCGCATCGCCCTGGGAAGTCCAGAGAGTCACGGAGACCTCAAACGCTCCGGCAATGGTCGTCCTGCCCCTGCCTGCCGGTACATATCGGCTGGAGATGCGGGCGGACGTCGAGGTCATGCGCCACAGTCCGACGGACATCACTTCACCGCTCGTCTACCACTACTACTTCCGGTTGCAGGTGCAGATCGCGCAGGGCACGCCGCATCTGGCGGCAGTAGGAAACCTGGACTTCACCCTGTCGGCTCCGGCGAACACCGGTGAGCGCAAGATCGTGTCGGGCGGCGTTACCTTTGCCCTTCCGGCGGACGTTGCGGCAATAGAAGTCATGCAGCCAACGATTGACCTGCTGCGGATTCGGGTTGACGGGATTGCCTCCGAGCAGTCGTTCAGTTCGGGGGCGGTGCAGGCGGACATTGGCCCAAGACCCAGAATCCACGCCGGAGACGACAGTTTCGTACTGTTGAAACAGGTGGCGTAAAAGATATAATAGAGACATGGCTATTCAAGTACCAGTACCCACGAAGGCATATGCAAGCCTGCTTGACACGGAAGGCGTGCCGCTTGCCGAACTGCTCCCGCTACTCGGAACAGAGACCGAAACCCAGCTGGCCAACATCACTGCTGCCAATCAAGCCGCCCTTGACACGGCATTTCGGGTTGGCGGCGATCAGGTTAGCGTTGGGGTGCACGACCGTATCCGCATTGCCGCCGTGACATCGGGAGGCGTTCAGATTGCCGAGTGGACGGTTGATATCGATGACTGGCGAACCCTGGGGGCACGGAACGAAGGCAATGACCTTTCGACGGGTGGAGACAACCGGGCCGTTACTGCACTCTCGGCGGTCGGCAGCCTGCTGGTTGGACGCAGTAGCCGTAACCGGATATTGATTCAGCGTGGCACCTTTACGACATCTGAAACCGGCTTCTTCATCAACGCCTATGCCCGTCAGTATGACGGGGGGCTGCTGGAACGCCGGATTTCAAACCTGAGGCCCAATCCCAACCGGGATACCGTACTGAAAAAGCGCAGTGCCACCGAGCCAGCGGCTCCGGCGGGGGTGACTTTTGACGGCAACGGCTACGCCACGCCCAGCGACGATGGGTGGATTCGTGCCACCGATGCCGACCCGCCCGGCACCGACCCGATCTGGCTGGCCGCCGCGCACAATCCCTACGATCCGGCAACCGAGACCTACAATCCCGAAGCATGGATCATCACGCCGGGTGGCTCCACGTTCCGGCAGCAGTGGGCAACGGATGAATCCGGTCCGTGGCAGGATACCGTACCCGCCGATGCCGCACGCCTTGTAACAAGGGTGAGAATCAATGGAGTTTGGCAGGTCTACGTCGTCCGGGATGAAACCGCATCGGGATGGAACTGGTTCAAGGCCACCTCGCTTGCGCCCAGCGGCAGTCCGTACACGGTGCAGCTGGACGATACCGACTGGTCAGACTACAAGTGGATCGAGTTCATCATGCGCCAGTTTACCGGTACCACGCAGGGCAACCGGCGTTCCGTGCTGGTTCCGGCGGATCACGTCTACAGTACCGGCGTTACGGTAAACACGAACAGTGCCTACACGCTCAACCTGCTGCTGACCGAGATCGGGGGCGCGTGGACGATGGGCGCAACCGATGCCTTTTCCAGTCTCGTCGTCCCCAACGGTTTGCAGCAGACGTTCCGAATCCGTTTCTACGGGCTTGAAGCGGCACGCAATCACGGTACGCACATGCACATCACGATGGGCTACACCGACGATCAGGTCAACTTCGTCATGAGGGGGATAAAATGACCATATATCTGGCCATTGACCCGGTAACGGGTACGGCCCTGCCTGACGGGGAAATCGTGGGCATTGCCGAGACTGTGGCAGGCCTAAGGGCGCAGGGCTTTGCAAACAATCCCTACAGCACGAGCAACCAGAGACGCCCCTCAATCGACGAGACCGACAGTTCGGTCTGGGACAACGACTGCGTGCCCGGCTGGTACTACGTGGGTAGTGCGGTACAGATTGATCCGCCAATGAGTGCCCTGGAGACGATGAAGCAGCGATACCGGCGCGTCAACGAGGCGGCGGAGCGACTGTCGGAGAAACTGGCTGTCAGGGCTGCCGCAGGGTGGCATTCACCGGCACTGGTGGTGAAAGGCAATGCCTGGCTGTACCATGCCGCGTTCGAGGCCAGTTACCTGATTGCACTCAACCCCGATCTCAGCAATGCCGAGAAGACCCGATTTGCTGTTGGAGGCCTCGCTATATTGAACAGCATTCTGGCCGAGAATGACTCGGAGACGCTGTACAACAGCATCGAGCCGCTGGATGCGCCGGAAGGGCCCAAGATGGTAGTGAACTTGCAGACAGGTGCCCCCATTGCTTTTTCAGCAGCACAAGCCATTTTACCGGGATCAAACGGATACCTGTCGGCACCGACGTCTGCGCAACTTGGCAACGGCAGCTGGGTCGAACGCATCACCTTGTAATCTTAACCATTTACAGTAATTGTCATGCCTATCAACAAGTTTATCAAGGTTACTTACGCTGAAAGTGGCCATCACTACCCATTCGTAGGAAATCTTCAGGATACACGTATCACTTGGCTGAACATCGAACACATTCTTGAATTTAAGGAAGCCGTTCCCGGATTGCGATTCTTCATCCCAATTCACAAGGACCGGTACGATTCTGAAGTAGCGGCCGGAAGCCAGAACGTGTTCCATGCCGTCAACGACCGGCAGGGCGTACCCAATGGCTACTATGAATATCTGGCCACGACGGAAGTGGTGCTTGAAGAGGGAGACAACCGAGAGCAGTATTACCTGCCCGAATACATCGAGCAGTTCCGTTTCCGCATGGAGCAGATCGTCGGCGCAGTGCCGACCATCAACCAGATCGTGCTACCGGTAACCGGACCCTGGACCGAGCTTCAGGTCTACAAGAAGGACGAGGTGGTCTACGATCCGGACGACCACGCCATCCGCTTCCTGTCCCTGCGCGAGAACCAGTCGAGTACCAAGCCGACCACCAACAGCCATACCGGATGGTGCCTGCTGCCTTCGGGAGGCTGACGCAACCCCTTGCAAACCCCTGTTTTCTGTGGTATGGTAAAATGAAATTGCAACTCAAAGGAAAACAGAATGACCGAAACCATGCTTCACCTGCTTGTCTACATAGCAGGAGCCACCTTTGCCACTATCGTCGGCATCTTCATCGGACGGGCAACCGCCCGGTTTGATACACGAACCAAAGCCGTTATCCACCGGTACAAAGAATCGGAAAAGTGGTTCTTCGTGCTCTACGTTGATGGCGTCTATGGATACATAGCCAGAAGCGAGGGAATGAGTACGGAGAAGGAAGCCAAAAAAATCATCCGGAAAATCAATCCCGCAATCCAAATATCGTACAGCGCGGCACGAGGGTGACTGACCAGTGATGCCGCATCCTCCAGACTACAGAATCGGCCCTGCCAGACCCGGCCCTACCGACCCGGCGATCATCGAGCTGGTGGAAAAGGCCTTCATGAACAACAGAGAGCGGGTGAAGGAAAAGATGAGGCCGTTTGCCGTCAGCAACAGTGAGGCAAAGAAACTCTACAAAACCTACTGCAAGGCCCTCTACATGGGAAAGCGGAAATGGAAGCACCTGAACGACACTCACAAGGCGGCATGGGTCGCCGTGGCAATAGAAGCGAAATCCTATGAGCAGGAAACATAAATACGTACCCGTCCTGGCACATAACGTCGCCGCCCTGATTGAAGGCATCGTTCGTACCGAGAACCCGGACTGGACGTTCAGGGAGACACGCACCGGCGAGCGGGGCGCAAACTATCACCTTGAGCTGAATCTCGGACGGGCCGAGTATGTCGGAGACGTCATTCTCAAGATAGCCGACGTTGCGCACGGCGACGTGTTCGTAAACTTCCTTGACGGCCCGGACAAGTTCTTCCAGATCAGTCTGGACAGCGAGGAAGGCACGCACATTTCCGAGGACAAGAGCAGGAAGATCACGGACGCAACGCACGATGCACTGGTGAGGGCGAATGCCAACGAGCACCCCAACCTGGTCGTCAGGCAGCTCCTGCATCATTTCCGCGAGCTGCACTACCGTTGCTGGATTGACAGGTTTGTCTTTGTCAATGACGACAATCCGCAGTGGACGATCCACATGAATGATGAATTCCACATCGAGGTGACTTATGATCCGTACGAAAAGGTGCACAAGATACAGCTGTGGACGAAATACGCCAGCATCGAACTGCTGTACAACCGGAACCATCCCCTGAGCGACGACGACCTCACGCTGCTGGACAGGCGGTTGGCCGGAGACTACTATTGAGGAGAAAACAATGAAACAGAAATTCAGCAGGGCAAAGTCCCTGAGCGGCTTGTGGGGCAACTACAAGTACATCGCGCAGTACAAGACCT